ATGTCAGTCTGGAACAACAGTTACAATTACAATTACAGACCATAATCTAAGTAGCGGTCAAACTATAGTTTTAGATTACACTTCTGGATCTGCTACTGATGGTACTTTTAATGTTGCGAGTGTTGTTAATGCCAATGTATTTACAGTTACAGCAGCTTCAAGTGCTACAAACAGTGGAACTGTTGCAATTCTTACGTCTTATACGGTTGGTGATACTGTAAGTTCGACAAGTTTAGTTTTAGATAATAGTTTTCCACCACAAGGTATGGTATTTGAATGTACGTCAGGCGGTACAAGTGGAAATTCCGAACCCAATTTTGCAAATATAAATGGAACGTATTCTCAATCAGGAAATACTATTACTGTAACCATAAATAATCATCCATTTGTTCAAGGTAATAATATAAATATAAATTTTAAAACAGGTAGTTCTATAAATTCTTCTTTTAGTATTTCTTCAATAACTAATGCAAATGTTTTTGTTGTTACAGCCTCAAACAGTGATACAACTTCTGGAACGATGGAATGGATTGATGGAACGACAATTACTGACAATAATGTTACTTGGACTGCAAAAAGACCAATAAAAAGATTTCACGCTGGTACTAATTTAAAAACAACAACCACCTTACATGAAGCTTCTATACATTTTGGAGGAAAAGTATATGAGCCTTTTCCTGTTCAAACAGAAGGTTTTGATATGACTTCAAAAGGTGCTTTACCAAGACCACGTTTAACTATTAGTAATTTAAGTCCAAGTCTTTCTAATACATTTACTGTTGCAAATGGTGGTTCTGCATTACCAGCAGGTACTATATCTGCAATGATGCTTGAGGTAAATAAAATTACAGTAGGAAATGATCTTATAGGCAGCACTTTGGTTCGTATAAGAACTCTTAGAAAATTTCTTGATTCTGATAATTTTAATTCAACAAATGCAACAGCAGATTCTACTCAGAAGTTTCCTGATGAAATTTATATGATTGCAAGAAAAACATTAGAAAATCAAGAAATAGTACAATTTGAATGTGCTTCTATGTTTGATATGGCAGGTATTAAAGCACCAAAACGTCAAATTTTACCAAGTGAGTTCCCTGCGATTGGTGAGTTCTTTCAATGATATGGCAGGATAAAGCATTAGAACACGCAAAACAAGAAGCACCAAATGAAGCTTGTGGTCTTGTTTATATGTTTAAAGGTAGAGAAAAATACGCACCAGCAAAAAATATTGCAGTTGATAAGTTAAATCAGTTTACTATCGACCCAAGGTCATGGGCTGAAACACAAGATAAAGGAGATATTGTTGCAGTATTTCATAGCCATGTTAATTGTGATGCAACACCATCTGATGCTGATAAATACTCTTCTGAAAAACAAGGTTTAAAATACTATATTGTTAATCCAAAAAGTAATGAATGGCAAAGTTATGAACCAGTTGGTTATAAAAATAGCCTAATTGGTAGACCTTATGTGTTTGGAGTGTATGATTGCTGGAGTCTTGTAAGAGATTATTTTAAAGAACAGGGTATTACATTAAGAGATTGGGTAAGGCCAGCTAATGAAGATGATTTTTTAGATAAACCAATGTTTGAAGATTGTTTTGAAGCAACTGGTTTTCGTGAGTTAAAATATGACGAACAGCTAAAGACAAATGACTGTTTATTGCTTAGTATTTATGGTAACGGTCTTAACCATATTGCTGTATTTATTGATGGAGAAGTTTTACATCATATACAAGGAAGGCTGTCAGGTCGTGAGCCATATAGTGAATGGTTACAGAAATGTACTGGTAGGAGGATAAGATATGTTGCGTAAAATAAAATTATATGGGCATTTAAGAGAACATACAGGTTTAAAAGAAGTAGAAGCTTATGTTGATAGCGTAAGAGATGCTGTTAATTTTCTTACTTGTAATTGGCCTAAATTAGAATCTCAGATTGTACAAAATAATTATCATGTTTTACTTGATAAAGAGTATATAGGAGAAGAAGAATTGTTATATCCTATTGGCAATGCAAGCATAAGTTTTATACCAGTTGTAGAAGGTAGCGGTAAATTTGGAAAAATATTAGCTGGTGCTGCTTTGATAGGAGGTGCTTTTTTGTTTTCTCCACTTAGTTTTGCTAATTTTGGAGCCACTTCTGTTGGTTTCGGTTCTGCTGCTGGAATTGCAAAGGGTTTTGTATATATTGGAGGTGCTTTAGTTTTACAAGGTGTTTCAGATCTTTTAACACCAACACCTGAAATACCTGAAGCAGATCAAGATCCTAAATCTTCTGCGTTTACTTCTCCTTTAAACGTTAGTATGCCTGGAATACCAGTTCCTTTGGTTTACGGAACAGCAATTTGTGGTTCAATAGTAGTGAGTGCAGATTTAGAAATCGAAAAAGTTGAAGATTGATGGAAATGTCTGACAAAGAATTAATTTCTGGAGCGGGTTCAAAAGGTAGTAATCCAGTAAATGCAGAAGATAATCTTAATAGTAAAGCAACTGCAAAAATACTTGATGCTATATCAGAAGGGGAAATTGCTGGTTTTGCCACTCCTTTTGAAGAAGAACATCTTTTTGGTAGTGCAGACTATGGAATAGCAGGACAAAAGGATATATTTTTCAATAAGACACCACTGTTACAACCTACAGCGAGTTTATCTCCTACGGCTGATGATTATAATTTCAACACAGAAAAATTATTTTTAGAAACTAAAAATGGCAAAGGAGATCAAGAGATAATTAAAGGTTTTTCACAAGCAAGAACTGTAGTTAGTGCCTTTCCAAATGATGATTTAAGTGATGCTGGTGAAAATAGAGTTTTAAGTTTTACTGATACAGATACAGCAAGAGTATCACAAGTGGTTGTCATTGTTGGTATTCCAGCTTTATTTGCTGCATTTAATAGTGGAGATGTGACAGGTTCAAACCTTAGATACGTTATATCAAGATCTGTTTCTGATATTAATGGTGGTGCTTTTGCAACACCTCCAGGTATGAGCATTTTAGTTACAGGAAGAACAAATGATTTATTTCAACAATTTCATACTATAAATATTCCTGATGCGACTAATACAGCAACAAGAACTATTCAGATAAAGGTATTAAAATTTAATGCTCAGGATACTAATAGTAATATTATCCAACAGGGAAATTCAGTTAAATTTATGTCTATCATAAAAGTAATTGAGACAGATAAAGAAACAAGAAAATATAATAATACAGCACTTGTTGGACTTTTTATAGACGCAGAAAACTTTAGTTCTGTACCTAAACGTTCTTACTTAGTAAAAGGTATACAAATAAAAATACCTGGTGCAGGTGCTAATGGAAGTGGTACGCCAGATGTTGACAGAAAAACAGGAAGAATAGAATATCCAACAAATTATGTTTTTAATGGTACTATGCAAGCTGCACGATTTTGTGCCTGTCCTGTTTTTGTGCTTTATGATATTTTAACTAACACTAGATATGGATTTGGAGATCAAATTTTAACACCATTAGAAAAAGTTGCTGGTGGGTTTTCTAGTGGTAATGCACAAAATATTGATTTATTCTCATTTGTAGAAGCATCAAAATATGCTAATACTCTTGTAAGCGATAGAAGAACAAATCCTACTAGTATTAGTGGAACGTATGTACAAACAGGAACTAGAGTTGTAATTAATTTTGGAACTGAATCCAAATTACAAGAAGGTGATTTAGTTAGTTGTGATTATACATCTGGTGCAGCTACAGATAGAGCAAATACAAGAGTTAGAAAGTCAAGAAATAACGGAATAAGTATAAGAGTTGCTGCTACTGACAGTGCATCAACAAGTGGTAATGTTACAGTTACAAAAGGCAATACTGAACCAAGATTTAGTTTTAATGGCGTAATTAATAAACAGGAAGATGCTTTTAAATTACTAAATAAAGTTGCTTCAGTATTTAGAGGTGCTGTTTATTTTAGTGAAGGAAAAATAAAAATTACACAAGATAGACCATCCGATCCTGTCTACTTATTTAATAGAAGTAATGTTACACAGGAAGGTTTTAGTTATGAAGGTTCAGATATTAAAACAAGAACAAATTGTGTAGTGGTTAGATATTTTAATAATACAAGTCAACAAATTGATTATGTCCAACATCCAGTAACAGCAACAGACGTACAAAATGATCCATTTGTTACTAAATATGGCGTTAACAAAAAACAAGTAGATGCTTTTGCCTGTACATCAAGTGGTCAGGCATCACGTTTGGCACGGTTTATTTATTACTCAGAAAACTTTTTAACAGAAACCTGTACATTTACCACTACTAGCGATGCAGGTGTGGTTGTGAAACCTGGCATGGTAATTTCTGTATCAGATCCAGTAAGAAGTGGTACAAGGCTTGCAGGTCGTATTACGGCAGCATCTACAACTCAAATAACAGTAGACAGTATATCTGGTATAAGTTTTTCTTCTGGTGACAAGCTTTCTGTTATTTTAGGCAATGGAAATATGGAAACAAAAGATGTAAGTGGTATATCGGGAAGTGTCATTACTGTCTCTTCTGCCTTTACATCAGCACCTAATGTAAACAGTGTTTGGCTTTATGAAAAAACAACTGCTGTGCCTTCAACATGGCGAATAGTCACTATAGAACAAGCAGAAAATTTACAATATACAATTACAGCAATTACTTATAACAGCAGTTTATATAACACTATTGAAGGTGGAACGGATGTAGAAGCTAGAGATATTACTGATTTAGATGAAAAAATAGCAGCACCTTCAGCATTAACTATTAGAGAATCATTATATAAACACGTTCCAAATAAAGATACTTTTGCTACTAATAATGGAAATATAAGAATCCAATTAAGAGTTGGTTGGGAAGGAGTATCTGGTGCGGTTAAATATAAAGTTATTTACACAAAAGGTGCAGATACAGGGCATGAAGATAATCCTGTTGAGGTTATTGTAAGACGCACTGAATTTGAACTACGAAATGTAGATGCTGGAAATGAATACACTTTTAAAGTTCAAAGTATTAATGCAGGTGGTTTACTTTCTGCTAATTCTGTTACTGCAAGTCGAGTAGTTATTGGAAAATCTGAACCTCCAAGTGATGTTGCCAGTCTTTCAGCAACCATAGATCCTAATGATGGTGTTGGTCTTAACTGGGTTCCTGTAGTTCCTGTTCAACCAAATTTTGCTGATTTAGATTTAGCG